GCATACCGAAGAGATGTAATGTCGGGGTCATCACTGACATAAGTTAGCGATTCAGAAATTGAAGTGTTTTGCATTTAGCTTGTTTTTGATTTTAAAAAAAAAGTTGTCGAAATATTGTGCATTAACTCCTATCTTATCACACAAATCGCTAGTTCTTATAGAATAAATGTCTTCGTTGTTGGCGATTCGGCACAATATCTCCCAAGCAAGCAACCTGTCAATCTGCTCGGAAAGCCAACGACAATTTGTCGTTATGTCATCTGACGTATCTATAGGAGACTCCGATTGCATCCTCGATTGCTTCTATTTTTATGTTTTTTCCAACTAATGCTTTTTTGAGTTTTCTTGGAACGCAAACTGGAACCTTTGCTTCCAAATCTTTTACAAAAGCGTAAACATATCTAGGGTTTGCGGCTCCCTTTAAAACTTTGCCCGAATAGTGTTTGGGAACCACTTCAGGAATATCAACAGCCCTGCTCAATATTTCCTGTCCGTCTTCATTTATCCACAACGCCTTGCCACCTCTGCCGGTCATCATCGAGGAACAAAGCTTCGATTTTGCCAAACAAACTAAATCGTTTACATTGGTTTCCAGTTCATTGGCTAAATCCCCTATTCTAACCTTTGGCATTAATATCCTCCTCTTGATTTGCTTGTAGCAAGCAAGCTCCTATTTTGAATGTGGTCTGGCCCCTCTCCTCCATTTGCCATTCTTAAATACCGAATGAGGTCAAAGAAGTCCTTCAGAGCTTCATCTGCCTTACCTTGTGAATTGTAATTCAACAAACTGTCAATCAAATTACCACAATCCTTGTGAATATAGCACATTGGCCTATTAACAGCGTCTATTGGCTGGTTCGGGTTGTATGTAAACCACTCGTCAACCGCGCTAATGCCAACCTCCTCCATGCGCCCGTCGGAAGGGTGGAACAGCATATTGAAGTCGTCAAACAACGTAAATAAATCTTCGTTGTTGTCATTCTCCCTAGCAAAGTATCTGGAGTCGCCTATACGCTCAAACACCTCCACTCCTAGTTCATCCTCAATTTCTCGAAACAAACTAGCATAGCCCTCTACATTTAACCCAATCTTCCTAGTCGCAGGTCCATGTTTCCACTTCGGGTCGCCAAACAATGCCCACTCGCCATAGGTGTTTCGGTCAGGCCATTCTCGGCAAATATATACATATCCATCCTTGTCCACCGCAGCCCACAATGCAGTGAAGTTGCGAGCCCCGGCAGGGTCAACCACCTGATACACCGTAAATCTTTCCTTGTCCGACACGTCGGGGAAACTCATTCCATACTTGTTGGGCTCGTCACCAAGAACATTAACCTCAGTGTTAAACAAGGGGAGCAAGGATGTAATGCTTTTTACGGGAACACCATAAGCTCTAACCAATATTTCCTCCTCTGGCCTATCCCGCAAATCCTTGGCGATACGCTCATACCCTCCAAACGGATTCTCGTCCGAATGCAAATAGACAACCGATGCGTCCCGTTTGGGGCTATATTGCTGAACTGGAAGTTCTCGGTTCAGAAGCTCTGCCCTTTTAGTCTTTAAGGTTTCGGAACCCTTTAGATATTCCGCTATAAACGGAGTGTACCCATTGATCGGGGTAAAGGCTATCAACATCTTGGAATTCCTAGTAGCCAACCGGAAACGCAAAGTGTTTATCAAAGCATCGTCACCAAGATATTCATCTAGCCATGTACCTATGTTTAGCTTATCCCCAGATCTAAACCCAAACTCAAAACCCTCTAATATGGTTTGGTTGTTGGAAAACTGGGTGTAGGTTTTGAAATCTACCCTAGTTCTGGTATCAGGGAAGATAAAGCTACTACCGGTAAACCCATTCTGCATCGAGTAGTTTATGTAGCCCTCAACACTCTTGGTCTTCTTCTTAAACTCCTTAGGCATCATTTCCCAAACCGAAGCTTGCTGCACCTTCACGCTGGTATCAGCGTTCTGGGAAAAACAAACAACATGACCGTCCGGGTTATTGGTAACGCTCTCCATTACAATTTTGGCGCAACCAGTTGTTTTCCCGCTCCGGTTTCCCCCAAGGCACAGGCACTCGTTGTATGTTCCTAGTCCATCCTTAATGCGATCCCATCCATCTAAGTTGAATCCATGCCTAACAGGATCTTCCTCAGCAGCTTGTATGCGGCCCTCATGGGCCTCATGCAGTTCTTTAAGCAGCTTGGGGTAGTTCTCCCCCAGGAACACTATCTCCTCGTCTGTAGGAGGCTTCAGTATTGGGTGCTGCGTAAACTCAATCATGCACGATCTTCAAGCTCCTTTAGCGTTACAGCGTTAATCATAGCCAATAGCGCCACAACCTCATCATCTGTCCCCTTGGAAAACAAGTCATACTCAAAATGATCTTCAGTGAACGACGCTACCAACATCACCTTCCACTCAGGACTAATAGTGTCTAACGACTTCTCAACCAACTCAATGTTCCTATTCATTAAATGACTCGATTTATATCATGCCTGATTGGATCGGAAACAAAAGGCTTCCTTTCAATCGCAACTACCTCGTGCTCTAGCCTATGACAGTTTGCGCAAAGCAAATCGCATTTTTCCAGCTCTTCTTTAAAAAGCCTTTTACTATCCCTAGACTTTTTACGTCCCTGCGATATTGAAAACTTTTTTTTCCCACGAACGTGGTGGCAATCAAACTGAACAGGTCTGCCCTCAAAGCCACACTTGGAACACTTCCAAGAACCAAAATGTTCTTCCAATGTCTTGTTAATGTGCATTCTTAGCTTGTCGTTGGTACAATACCTGCAATCTGGCTTATACTTCTTGGTCTTCTTGTAATGCCCATTTCCATGAAACTCCTTTAGCGGCTTTTCCTCTCCGCAAATCCTGCACATTTTTAAGCCTGTTTTCTTGGTCATACTAAACCAAAGGTTTCCGCAATTAAATCTACCAACTCAAAAGGAGGAGATCCCCTAATTATTAGCATTTCGTCTTCCCTAGTAACAAACCAAAACTCCTTTTCTTGGGCCAATAACAAATTCAACAGCTCCTCTACACGAGCGTCATCAAACTCAGGACTAACTTTCAATGACGACCTCCGCTTTCTTCATATTGGCTAGACGCTCCCTAGCAGCTTTTACAGTGGCCTCATAGTCCTCCTGGCTAACCACCTTACGCTCTTCCACAATGCTGCTAGCCTCTCCCCGAAACGTGTTGCTCCCTTTCTCCGCCTTTTCCAAAGCAACCGCCAACGGCAGCAGATCCTTGAAGGTGGCTTTTATCTCCCCAGTTTCCATACGCTCTCTTAGCTTCTCTATCAAATCCTCCTCCAACGAGGACAATTCCAAGAATGCCCGGCCTCTTATCTTGCTCCCCAACTGCTTCCACTTGCCGGTAAAGTCGGCATAGTCCAATAGGACGTTTACAATTGTTTCACGTTTCAACCCATACTTGTTCCTCATCTGGGTCTGAGTCACTCCAGTCGCGTGAAGGTACAATATCTCCGCAACCTTTTCGGGATTACTCTTGGACAAGATTGAGTGAGTCTTGGTTTTTTGTTCTTGGATTTCCAAGATCCCCTCCCGAATAGAGTCTATAAGTTCCTCCTTTACATCCATTTGCCCATCCACTTACGCTATAAGTCCTTATACGTCAATATTTTTTATAGGGCTATTAGATACATATATATATAATAAGCCCCCGCCCCCGCGACCCCCTCCCCGTTGCCGGTCGCCGGTCGCCCTACGCGTAACACGCACGCTACACGTAGCCCCATCGGTGGGATTTGCCTACGCCTGGCGCGCGCGCATACGCGCCCAGGCTACGCGTACTCATCCTTTTTCTTTGGTCGATGGGCAAAACATTCTAAACGACCAATTGAAGGCGGACCCAATCGAGACCCGATGCAACTTTTTACCCGTAGGGTAACTGCTCGAGATTAAACTTTTTTCTTGCAAATGTTTTTCCGCAGTTGGATATTGTTTGAATGAGTATCAAAAAAGAGATTCACAAACTAGCCATACAATGCATTGCCGCGCCACTATCGGCGCGACCAGCAATTGCAAAGCAAGCGGGCGAGCTACTTGCAAGCGCTCCCGCTTTTTCAAGCTATGCCGCATACAAGCGGCAATTCGGTTTATCCTACTTTGCGAGCGTTAACAGCTCGGCTAAAATTGAGAAAAGCGCACGCAAAGAAGTTGATACGCTGATCTTGTATCTTGCCGCTTCAAATAACGCTGGTGTGGAGTTGTGCAAATCAGCAACTAAGGAATGCCGCGCGCTTTGCTTAGTTTGTAGCGGGCGGGCAAAAATGGAGAGCGGGCGCGATCACAGCAAGCGCCGCATTGCCATTGCACGCGTTATAAAGAGTTGGATAATGCATTATCGATCTGACATTGCACGCGCTGTTTTAGCTCATGAAATAGTGAGCAATCAAGCAAGCGCATTGCGCAAAGGTCGGTCGTTTGCTTGCCGTTTAAATGGCACTAGCGATATAGACCATTCGGAAACCATTGCCGCCTTTCCTAGCGTGCCGTTTTACGATTACACCAAAAACAATTTGCCGGATACGTTGCCAGCAAATTACTCAATTTGCTATTCCTTTGCTAACCTATCGCCCGCACGCGTGCGGCAATATCGCAAAGCCATTGCAATGGGTCTAAATATTGCCGTACCGGTTCATGCTGACGCATTCGAGCGGGCAATTAGCTTGCCGTATGCATTCGATGCGGATCGAGATGATTTGAGGCATTTAGACAAGGAAAGCGGGCAACTTGCCATTCTTAAGATCAAGAAAAGCCCGAACTATGAGAGCGGCAAACAATCGGAATTTGTCCTAGGGTTTGAGGGTGTGCGCGAGCTCGCCCGCCTCATTGGATTAGGCAACTTGCAAGGCAACCTTGCCGCCTAACTCTTAACCATACCAAAGACTATGAAAAATATCCTTATTCTATGCGAGACAAGCAACGAGATTGCGGGTCGATCCTTTAACAACTAAAACCAA